CAATATATAAAATTAAATGATGAAACAGCTACTATGCCAACTGAAGCTGAAGTAAATGCAAAGATACAAGAATTAAAAGACGCTGAACAAACAGCAATAGATAAAAAAACATCTGGCAAACAAAAACTAAAAGACTTGGGATTAGATGATGACGAAATCCAAGCATTGATAGGAGTATAACAATATGGCAATCATAAAATTAAATGGAGCAAATGGAATTAGTGGAATAGTACCTTCTGCTTCTGCTATTAATGATGGTACTAGTTTAAAAAGTAAAGTTGCTTTTCATAGATGGAAATTAAATGCTACTTATACCGCATCTTCTGGTGTTAATGTTATTACAGCAACCTTTAATGAACAATTTGCAGTTGGCACATCAATGTCTTATTCATCTGGTATTTGGACTTTTCCATATACTGGCAAATGGCAAATAATTGGAAATGTGGTTGGTACATCTGCTAGTTCTTCTTCATATAGAGGAATATTAGTTCAAACAACTACAAATAATAGTAATTACACTACTCAAGTTAGTGGATATACAGGTCAAGATGCTACTCATTATTATATGTCAGCTTATTATAGTACCTTTTTTGATGTTACAGATGTTGCAAATTGCAAAGTAAGATTTGCGTCTGAAATGGCATCAAGCGGAAATATATCACTAGAGACTTGGTATGAATTTTACTATTTAGGAGACACATAAAATGGCAGATATTAATAATAGACCAAATCTTTTAGAAGATTATTTAGCAACTTTGCATAATGAAAGTTGGTTTTATTTTACAGATGTTAATAATAAAACATATGAAAATTTAAGATTAAGTGAAAAAATATGGGATGCAGTAAATAAAACAATTATTGATAATCCTCATTCTTTACCATCAGAATCAGATTGTAACACAGGTCTAGAAAATTTACAGTCACAATGGGATGCTAACCAATATCAAAGAGAAAGAGCAACTGCTTATCCATCAATACAAGAACAATTAGATATGCAATACTGGGATAAGGTTAATGGTACTACTAACTGGGAAGATGCTATTGCTAAAGTGAAATCAGACAATCCTAAATCATAACAATGAAATTTGTGTTGGCTTATACGATCTGTTCAGCAATCACAGGATTTTGTAACAACACAGCAGTATCACCAATAGAATTTAATTCCTGGACAGATTGTACTAAAGCAGGTGCAATAGCAACTATTAAAGTTACTAATGAAAATATAGAAAAATTTAATGAAAATAAATTATATGTAAGTTATTTCTGTAACGAGGTTAAAAAAGAAAATGCCTAAGAACTCAGCTCTTGAGAGAATAGAATCACACGAAAAACTTTGTCGTATTATGCAAAAGCAAACTCATCAAAAAATTAACAACATAGAATCAGAAATCAAAGATATTAAAAGACACATGTACTACGCTATGTCAGCATTAATAGGTGGTATGTTTACAATTATAGTTATACTATTTCAAAAACTTTAACTCTAAGGTCTTTATGGCTAGAAGAAAGAAAGCAGTTACTGGTCTAACCTCAGAATTAAAAGCTCAACTTAGACTTGCTGAAGATCCTAATTTAATAGTATTTGCACCAGTTGGTGGTTTAGGTCCAGTAGATATTGTTACTTTAAATATGACAACAGGTGAGTATACTGCTTATGATGTTAAATCTAAGAACTATAGAAAAGTTGAAAATTATGTTGCAAAAGATGGGTATAAAAGAAACCTTAAAGGATCATTTATATCAAGAGGTACAACTAAAGAACAAAAGAAACTTAACGTAAGGATTATATACGAATGAACTTATCAGAAAACTTTACCCTTCAAGAACTAACTAAATCAGACACAGCAATAAGATTGGGTATACCTAATGAGCCTAACTCAGATCAAATTGAAAAACTACAAAACCTTTGCGAGACTTTGCTGCAACCAGTTAGAGATAAGTTTGGTCCAGTAATTATAACTAGCGGATTTCGTAGTGAGCAGCTATGCGTTAAGATAGGTAGCTCAATCAATAGCCAACATACTAAAGCTGAAGCGGTAGATTTCGAAGTACCAGGCACAGATAATGCTGATCTTGCATATTGGATAAAAGATAATATAGAGGGTTGGGATCAAATGATCCTTGAGTTTTATACCATTGGTGAGCCTTCAAGTGGTTGGGTGCATTGTAGTGTAGCAGATAAACCTAGAAAACAATTCTTGAGAGCTTACAAAGAAGATGGTAAGACAAAATACAAACCTATAATTGGAGATATAAGATGTGGTTAAGTGCAATTAAACTAGCGGTAAATGCTGGTAGTCATATTTATAAAAAGAAACAAGAAACTAAAATGATGATGGCTAATGCACAAGCTAAACACGCAGAGAAGATGGCTAGTGGTGAGCTTGAGTATAGTGGTAAATTATTAGAAGCAAGACAATCGGATTGGAAAGACGAGTTCGTATTAATCGTGCTAACGCTGCCAATTTTAGTAATTGCGTATGGGGTTTTTAGTGATGATCCTGGTGCAGCTTCTAAGATAAAAGAGTTCTTTGAACAATTCCAACAACTACCAAGTTGGTTTACAAATTTATGGATTTTAGTAGTAGCTTCTATTTATGGTATTAAAGGTACACAAATATTTAAAGGTAAGAAATGATAAGTAAAAGTTTTGCACAACAGTACAGCAAGAAGGTAACTATGTTATCGCAGCAAACTGGTAAGAAGAAAAAGAAAAAGAAATATAAGAAGAAGAAGTAATGGCTAAGCAAAAGTTTACACACTTTATACCTAGAGATAAACCTAAGAAGCGTGGACCAGGTCAACATAAAAAATCTAAAAGCAAAGGTGAGAAACGTCAACAAAAATTAAAACGCTATAAGGGTCAAGGTAGATAATAATGGAGTATGCCTATATGAATTATTATTTTACAGGTGCTTTGATTATAGCTTTTGTATTGTTAGCTCTTTTTATACAACCAGGGTACATACCTAGATGAAAGTCTCAGAGAATACACAGATTGGTTTACCATTAAGAAATTTAATTAGTTTAGTTTGTGCAATAGTAATAGGTGCTTGGTTTGCATTTGGTGTTATTGAAAGACTTAATAATTTAGAGACTAGAAACAAATTGTTTGAACAAGATTTACTTGAAGCAAGTACACAAAAACCAATCGACCAAGAACAGTTTATGTTGATTGAAGATTTATATTCTACTGTAGAAAAATTAGAAAAGACTCAAGAAATGAATATGACCAATAAAGTTAATATAGAATTTCTTAAATCACAATTAGAAAAAGCATTAGCTGATATTGAAAAATTAAAAGATAAAGTAAGACAAAATGGTAATGGTCATGGTTGAAGTGGTAGTTGCATTATTAATGATTGTTAATGGAGAAATTAAAGAACATAGAATACAAGAATCTATGAGTAATTGTTTAAAAGGTAAAAGAATTGCTATGCGTAGTAATGCAGGAAATAATGTAGAGTACCAATGTATTAAAAGTAAAGCAGAAACAGAAATTTATATGGGTGCAAAATCTATTAAAAAACTTATACTAGAATAATGGCTATCAGAAAAACTACTAAAGGTAAGAACGCAAACTACAGACCCACAAAGTCTGGAGCTGGTATGACCGCTAAAGGTGTTCGAGCTTATAGACGTGCTAATCCAGGTTCTAAATTAAAGACAGCAGTAACTGGTAAAGTTAAAGCAGGATCTAAAGCTGCTAAAAGACGTAAGTCATATTGTGCAAGATCATTGGGTCAACTTAAAAGATCATCAGCTAAAACTAGGAATGATCCTAATTCAAGAATAAGACAGGCAAGACGAAGATGGAAATGCTAGATAAAATTGTATACAAATTCTTTGGTTGGATTGATGGTATAGCAAGAAAGATTGATGATGCTTTAACATTTGATTTTACTAATTTTAGTAAAAGAAAAAAGAAAAAGAAATGAAGAAAAAAGGTTGGAAGAAACCTATACAACAATCCTTAATTTGTGGCTACTGTGTGTGGTGCAAGAAGATGCTCATGAGTGATGCAGGAGGTTGGATTGTAACCCATAAGAAACAATACTTTTGCCATAATGGTAAAGATGGTAGTTGTTTTGATAAACATTGTGTGGTAAAAATGAATCAACAAAAGGAGAACAATTATGTATGGTAAGTCAAAAGGTAAAAGTAAGCTAACAGCTAGGCAAAAAACTCTGCCTAAGTTTTTACAAAATAAAATTAAGAAATCTAAAAAGAAGAAGAAGTAATGAAAAAAGGTTATCACAAAACTAAATCTGGTAAGACAGCTAAAAAAGGTTTGTACTATAATATTAACAAACGTAAGAAAGCTGGTACATCAAGAACCAAAAAGAAATCTACTATTAGTTCTAAGGCTTACAGAAACATGAAGTCTGGATTTAAAAAATAAAACTAAAGTTTTAGGAAATAAGTTTCTCAAACTCCTGCCATAACGATTGCTCTGGAGACCAAAATCTTTTCTGTTGTTTTTTCATTTCAATAGAATGTAAAACTGTAGTATGATCCTGTCCAAAGTATCTACCTATATCTGTTAGGTTCATGTGATATTTTTCATACAATAAATTATGTATTACATTTCTAGCTCTCACTATATCTGTGGTCCTACTCTTATTCATTAGAGTTTCTTTGTGTACTTCAAAATGTATGCACACCTTATTAATAATACTTTGCACATCAGATGGTTTAGGCTTTGAAGTTCTATAACCAATAATCTTTTTTACATTGCTGTCTTGTATGCTTTCTTTTTGCAAGACATTTGCTGCATATAAAAAACCTTCGTTGAACCCTACCTCATATAATCTTTCTTCTTGGCTCGTTAAAAGGTAAAATGCTTTCTTAACTTTGTATATAAAATTATTCTGATCTAAGTGTTTAATGTGTTTATTATAATGTGTGCTTACATTTATGGTCATAAGTCCCCTACAGTTTTTTTTGTTTTTTTTATCAATGTAAATTAATGAGTATTATCTTCTCATTAATTCTTCTTTTGCCTGCTCAATTTGCCAAATCAAATTAAAAGAGTCTTGTTGTTTCTCTGCAACTCTTCTTTTAGCTTCCAAGTATTCTTCATGTGCTTTCGCTTGAAGATCCTTGAGTTCTTGCAGACGAGTCTTTATCTCGTTCATCTTTCTCCTTTTTTACTTTTGTAAAATCTATTTTTAAATTTTCGATCTTACATTCTACATATTCACCCTGTGCGTTGGGGTCTGCAGCTTTCTGCACGTCATCAAATCTTTCAACCAGTTGAAAACTAGCTTCGCCAGATTTAATTCTTACATATTTAGTCATTTTTATCTCTTTTGTCTATATCTTTTTTGTGTAGATTAAACGTCATATCATTATAGATAGATAGATCATGGTAGTTATCTGCTTTATAACCCTTGGTACTTCTAAACAATTTAAGTGTCATCATGATTTGTCCTACTTGATATGGTCTTAGTTTTTTCTTTAAGTTATCTGCTAATATTAAAGTAAATAGATCAGCAAGTATAGTAAAATTGTATTGGTAATCCCCATAATCTTTTTGACGATCACTAACTATTTTTTTTTTAATCTCTTTGTCTATGTCTGTTATCTTCATAAGGTTTAAAGGCGTGGCAAGGAAAAAACAATTAAGGGAGCTTTAGCAAAGAAAGGGAAAGATGCTAATATGATTAACCCAAAAAAACCTCGCCACACCATTGAACTACAATTCTAAATTAGTAGTTGTAGTTAGTTTTATTATATGCTGATCCTTGACCTTTTGCAAACCTGTTGTTGTTAGGTGCATAAGATTGCTGCTGTCCGCTAGGCTTGGCAGCTGATGAACCAGTATTTGATGGTGAAAGGACTACATTGATAATGCCTGTGGGATTACCTTGCTCATCCATGTCATCAAATCCTGCTTGATTGTACCATGTCTCTCCAATTTTAACACCTATTCTCCAGGTTTTACCCTCTGGTGATTTTGGATTGATTGGTGCAACAAAACTTGGTCTGTTGTCTCCTGGTTGTTTGTCTGCGTTATGTGTAAGTTTTATATATATCTTATCACTCATTGTGTAACTCCTTGTTGGTTTAGTTGTGTTTCATGTGTCTCATACAAATCTGTGATCTGTCTGTACACACGAACATTATTATTAGGATCAAATAAGCCAGGATTTTCTTTTCTAAATTTCCTAAGAGCATAAATATCATTAATAGATTTTATGGCATCTCTTACTTGATTCATATCAATGTCCATATCGACATTGGCATGAGCTGTACCACTTGGTTTTTGTTGTGGAATTTTATTGGTAGGTTTAGGTTCTTCAAAAGGTTTTGCCTTGTAACCATCATCATTATCTAAACCTGTTTTTAAATTAAGTGCATTTAAGAAAGCATACTTCTTAGCATAAGACATACCATTACCAGTACCAAACTTATCTAAGTTTCCCATAGCACTACATCCTTCAATATCTACATGACTTGTTGGATCTTCGATGTCATGTATTCTCATTGAACAAGTAACCATGATAAAAGTTTCTTTAACATAGTTAGTGTAAGTACAGATAGGATAGAGTCCATTGTTTAGTAATGACTCCATTGCCACCTTCTGGACCTCATCGTGCTGCAAAGGATTGAAGTGCATACCAGGAACTTTCTTTCCTTTTGCTACACCTCCTGCTTCACAAGCAGCTTTATGTAATTTTTGATATATGTTTAGTTTCATGCGTTTAACCCCCATAGTTTTTTGATTTGTTTTTTTTGATCGTCTATTAAATCCCTATAATAAAAAGGGTGATTTAATTCTGGTGGTTCTGCAAAGTGTGCTAACTTCTCTAAGTTACCCTCGCAGAAAACAATTAACTCTTCCCATGACTTTAACCTTTGAGTCATAAGATGGTATTGTTCTTTTAAATAATCTGGTCTGAGCATATCATGTCCATCATCAAAGATTGTATATTCATTTTCATTTACATAAAATAAAAAAGGTTTCTTCTGTGTGCAATGATAGTAGAACGCAACTTGAGAAACGTGCATTGGGTCTGGATCGTTAGGTAGCTGCGTTGTTGCCATGTAGTATTCATCTTTACCTCTACGTTTTTTAATACTAACTGGTTTAGTCTTAGCTTCACCTATGATGTCATTGCTTTCATAATCTATACGACCAATAATATCATGGATCATATCTTTGTCTTTGTTTGACACATATCTTTCAGCAACTAATTTTGCATCACCAAATATTTCTTTGACACATTTTTTCATGTTCTCGATTGTTGGATGTGCGAAACTGATCATCATCTCTCTTGCAAGTTTATCCTTGTCATCTACTGGTGGACTATCTTTATCTATTGCATCTAATTCTTGTTGGAATACTTCGTCATAGTTTTTATTTTCTAAGGTAATCTTTTTCTCACCTTGAAATAAAACTTCACACAATAATCTTTGAGCTGTGTTGTTGACTAGGTTTCCAAAGGGTGCTTTGTATCTTATCTTAAAAGTTCTTCTTAACTTTTGCGGTAGAGAATAATTACAAATTAATCTTGTAAAGTTTTGGCTTGAAGATGGAGACCAATGATCTAATCCTTCGCCACCATTAAAATTAATAAAATGTTTTTTTAGTGTTTCTTTTAATATCATATTTCCTTTCGTTTTTTTAAATAGTTATACAGATAAATTTTTGCTTGTCAAACTGTTTATATGCTATATATACAACCTAAAAGGTTAATAAAACAAAGGAGAAATATGAAGTTAAGCGAGTATAGAAAAAAAGAAAAAATATCTCATTACGAATTAGGTAGGAGATTAAACTTAACAGGAATTAATCCTGCCACTAATGTGCAACGATGGTGTTTAGAGTCAAAGGAAAAAAGATTTCCTAAACCAAACATGGTTAAAAAAATTTTAGAAGTAACTAAAGGTAAAGTAACTTTACAAGATTTATATCAAGCATGGTGGGACTATGAAGAAAGCAAATAAGTTTCCATACAAAAGAGTTAAAATTTATTGGGTTGATATTGTATCTAACTCTGAGTGGATGAGTTTAGATAAAGCAAAAGATCAAGTCTATTCTTGGTGTGAAGATACAGGTTATTTATTATACAAGGACCAAAAGAGACTTATAATATTTGCATCGCATAGCTTTGACGATGATGGAACATTAACAGTTGGCAACACTACAGTATATCCAAGATCAGTAGTTAAAAAAATAGAGGTATTAAAATGATTGATAAAGATAGAAGAAAAACTTTAACAGTTATAAGTTTAGGAGCAGGAGTACAAAGTTCTACTATGGCAATCATGGCAGCTAAAGGTGATTTTCCTAATGTTGATTGTGCAATTTTTGCAGACACAGGTTATGAACCTAAAGCAGTTTATACTTATCTAAACTTTCTTTCAAACATATTACCTTATCCAATATTTAAAGTTAGAAAAGGAAATATAAGAGATGATATGTTAGCTGCTAAAGGTACAACTAATTTTGTAGTAGCACCATTCTTTACACAAAATAAAATCACAGGTAAAAAAGGTATGGTCATGAGACAATGTACTAATGATTATAAAATCCAACCTATTAGAACTAAGATAAGAGAACTTTGTAATGTTAAAAAAGGTAAACACTTTCCTAAAGATAAATATGTTGAACAATGGATTGGTATATCAACAGATGAAGCTGGTAGAATGAAACCTGCTAGAGATAAATATATCTTAAACAGACATCCATTGATTGAAGCAAAGATGTCAAGACAAGATTGTATTGATTACCTTAAAAAGAATGACATACCTTTACCAGAAAAATCAGCTTGTATTGTATGTCCATATCACAATGATGCTTATTGGCACTTCATGAAAACTGAAAGACAAGAGGAATTTGCTGACGCTGTTGAGTTTGATAAAAAGATTAGAACAGGTAGTAGAAAGATAAACGACCACCTATTCTTACATAGAAAGTGTATTCCTTTAGATGAGGTAGAGTTTAATAAGAAAGAAACAGACAAACAGCTAGATATGTTTAACAACGAATGTGAAGGTATGTGTGGAGTTTAGTATGAAAAAATATGAAAAGATAAAACAAAAACTAAATGATTTAGAGGAGATTGATTTTACTCCAG